AAAATAAAAATTCGTCCTAATTATATTATTAAGAATTTACTTGAGCTTAATTTGTATTATAATATCAATGTAATACTTTGCGACAACCACAGAAATGCTGAGCATTTAGCAGAACAAATTTTTAAAAGAGTTTACTATATAGATAAAAACAGGAGAAATAAAGATGAAACTTGATAATCCAGTTACTTTACAGAGGGCTCCATATACAGATCCTCAAACAAATAAAGTCGTAACGCCTGATCCTATGACCTTAGAAGAGCTTAGGGTTACATATTATGATCAAGAACATGTTAAAGTAATCGGGGCTCAAATAGAGGGTATGCCACAACAGCTTACACTATTTTTTGGACCAGATTATGATGCTCTTGGAGATGATAGGTCTTTAAGTATTTTTAAAAACAAAATCAAGGAAATGATGGGAGATAATCCTCAAGCATTTCTACAAAATTTATTTCCTAAGACCTTAGAATCTGATCCGAATGGACCAGGCAGTATTCTATCAGGCATGATAAGTGCTATGGGTATTAAGAGCACTCCAAACTGTAGTTGCAGAAGGCATGCGTTGGAGATGAATGAAAAGGGTCCAGATTGGTGCGACGAAAATATCGGAACTATTTTAGCTTGGCTTGAAGAAGAAAGCAAAAAGAGAAATCTTCCATTTGTTCGTACAGTAGCTAAGATGATGGTTCAAAGATCTATATCTCGATCCAGAAGACTATTAGCGAAAGAACAAAGTAAATAATGGCCTTTGCAAAGTCTGTTTATGATGATGCTTGGTTAGGTCTTGGCGATCTTAATAACCTAAAGTTAGATCGTAATCCTATGATAAATAGGAGCAAGGAAGATATAGAAAAACCAGACGTTCATCTAATGAAACTGATTAGAGATCCTCACTATTTGGGATCTACTGTCAAGCTGTTATTTAATATTCAGCTTCATCCAATTCAGGCTGCTATACTACAAGAGTTTTGGACTCGTCCATTTCCTATGTTCGTTGCTAGTCGTGGTTTCGGCAAGTCTTTTTTGATGAGCCTATACTGTATTTTGAAATGTACATTTGTTCCTGGTACCAAAATAGTCGTTGTTGGAGCAGCCTTCAGACAGAGTAAAATTATATTTGAGTATATGGAAACTATATGGAGAAATAGTCCAATACTTAGAAGTATATTTAGTGGCAATGAAGATGGACCTAGAAGAGACGTAGACAGGTGTACAATTAGACTTGGTGATAGTTGGACTATTGCTGTTCCTATGGGTGATGGTAGTAAAATTAGAGGTCTGAGAGCTCATATAATTATTGCTGATGAATTTGCTTCTATATCTCCAGATATTTATGAAACTGTTGTTGCCGGTTTTGCTGCTGTAAGCGCTACTCCTATTGAAAATGTTAAATTACAAGCCAAGAAAAAAGCTATGCAAGAAGCTGGTGTTTGGAGCGAAGATTTAGAATATCTTACAGTAACCAAAAGTAATCAAGCAATTATTACAGGAACGGCTGATTATGGCTTCAAGCATTTTGCTCAATATTGGAATAGGTACAAGGATATAATAGAAAGCAGAGGAGATAAACAAAAATTACAAGAATTATTTAAAGGAGAGGTGCCAGACAATTTTAACTGGAAAGATTACAGCATAGTTAGAGTTCCTTATGAATTAATACCAAAGGGCTTTATGGATGATAAGCAGGTAGCTAGAGCAAAAGCTACTATTCATACGGGCATCTATAACATGGAATATGCTGCTTGTTTTGTAAATGATAGCAATGGATTTTTCAAGAGAAGCCTGATTGAAGGATGTGTAGCAAATGAAGATAATCCCATTGTTGTAAATGAAGAAAAAATATTGTTTGACGCAGTAACAAAAGGCAAGAATAATTTTCAATATGTTTATGGTATTGATCCAGCTTCTGAAAAAGACAACTTTAGTATTGTGGTATTAGAAATACATCCGACACACAGCAGAATCGTTTATGTATGGACTACTAATAGAGGCAATTTTAAAGATAGACAGAAGACGGGGCTCGTTAAAGAATACGATTTCTATAGTTTTTGCGCTAGAAAAATACGCAATCTGATGAAAGTATTTCCAGCTACTCTCATTGGCCTTGATGCACAGGGTGGAGGTATAGCTATTGAAGAATCACTACATGATCCGAATAACCTGGAAGAAGGAGAGCAATTAATATTACCCATTATAGACCCTAAGAAACATAAAGACACAGACGATCAAGCTGGATTGCACATACTAGATATGGTTCAATTCGCCAAAGCGGATTGGACAGCACAAGCAAATCATGGACTAAGAAAAGATTTTGAAGATAAGACGCTTTTATTTCCTAGATTTGATAATCTTACATTAGGACTTGCCTTGGAAAGAGAAGGCAAAAATGTTATCGATGCATCTTTAGACAATCTTTATGATAATGTAAGTGATTGCATATTAGAGATTGAAGAACTAAAAAATGAGCTAACTACTATAGTTATGAGTCAAACTAGTACAGGACCAAATGCTAGAGATAGATGGGATACTCCAGAAGTAAAATTACAAAATGGAAAGAAAGGAAGATTGCGCAAAGATAGATATAGCTCGTTATTAATAGCGAACATGATGGCTAGACAGGTCAAGAGACCAGATAATGCTCCTTCATTTGAGAATATAGGGGCAAATTTAAGAGATGTTGGAAAACCAACAGGAGACATGTATAAAGGTCCAGATTGGTTTACTTCTTCTGTAAATAGCGAAGATATTTATCTTGGTGTATATAGAAAATAAATCAGTTGTATTGCAATGCTATTAGAATGAGACTATAATAAGTTATGACAGAACAAAATAAAAACATCAAGGACTCTCAACCATCTCCAGAGGAAGCATATGTTTTTTGGGGAGATGATGCGATCAGTAGAGAAAAGGCAACAAAAGTTTCTGGTGAAGCCTTAGAAGAATATGGCTTTATTCATTCGGCTAAGGCTAATAGATATCGATCAGATTATTCTGGTCTTGATACTTCTACTGATGGTAGACCGGGGTTAACTCGTAGTGATTATGATTATTTTAGGGATCATGAACGAGTTCCTACGAAAATTAAAAATATCTTATCCAAAGCTGATGATATTTATCAGCGAGTAGGTTTGGTCAAAAACGTCATAGATCTTATGGGCGATTTTGCTAGTCAGGGAATTAGGCTTGTTCACAAGGTGAAAAAGACGGAAAGATTTTATCAGGAATGGTTCAGAAGAGTTAACGGCAAGGACAGAAGTGAAAGATTCTTAAACAATCTTTATAAAAGCGGAAATATTGTTATCAATAGACAAACTGGTAAATTAAGCTCCAAATCTATCGATCAGATGTATGCGGCTAATGCTGCTGCTGATATCAATCTTGTGTCCATAGACACGCCTGTTCCAGCAAGAGAAATTCCATGGATATATACTTTTATCGATCCTGTTTTTGTTGATGTCGCTGGTGGCTCAGCCGCTTCTTTTGTAAAAAATAAGAAGTATGAATTGACTTTGCCAGCCTCTTTGAGAAAAATGATCAAAAACCCCAAAACAGAAGCAGCCAAAGAAATTATAAACAATCTACCAACTGCGATTGTAGAAGCTGCTGAGTCTAAAAGTAAATATCCTTTAGATCCAAATACAACCTTGGTTTTTCATTACAAAAAAGATGATTGGCAAAGCTGGGCATATCCTATGATATATGCCATTATGGACGATATTACAGTAATCGAAAAACTTAAACTTGCTGATATGGCAGCGTTGGACGGTGCTATTTCTAATATACGCATTTTTAAATTAGGTAATTTAGAACATAGAATTGCTCCAACCAAAAGCGCTACAGCCAAGTTGGCTCAAATTTTGGGCAATAATGTCGGTGGTGGAACAATGGATCTTGTTTGGGGTCCAGATATAGAACTTATTGAAAGTAGAACTAGTGTCCATCAATTTTTGGGCGAAGGTAAATATACTCCGCATCTTAATAGTGTATACGCTGGCTTAGGTATACCCCCAACACTAACAGGTACTTTTGGTGCTGCTGGTACGACGAATAATTTCATTAGCTTAAAAACATTAACACAGAGACTACAATATGGTAGAGATGTTTTAGCAAAGTTCTGGGAAAACGAAATGCGCATAGTACAAAAGGCTATGGGTTTTCCTTCTCCAGCATCTATAGAGTTTGATAAAATGGATTTGAGCAATGAAGATTCTGAAAAGGCATTATTGATTCAGTTAGCTGATAGAAATATAATTTCTGAAGAAGTACTTAAAACACGTTTTGGATTTAATGATGAAATGGAAAAAACCAGAGTTAAGAGAGAAGACAAAGCGAGAAAATCAAAGAAAATGCCATCAAAGACAGGCCCTTTTAGCGACAACGCTTTTGATACTTCTCTTAAGAAAATTGCTTTACAATTAGGATTGGCTACTCCTAGCGAAGTTGGCTTGGATTTAATGCCAAAGAAAAACGGAGAAAAAAGCACTCTTGAATTAAAGCAGCAATTTGAACCCAAAAAAGAAAAAACCGTCACTGGAGTTCCTGGCCAAGGTAGACCCAGAAACAGTAAAGATTCACAAACAAGAAAAGATAGAAAATTTGCTCCGCAAACAGGAGCTAGCATGATGATTTGGGCAACAAAAGCTCAAGATGATATAGCAAAAACTTTGAATCCTATTCTTTTGGAATTTTATCAAAAGAAAAATCTTAGAAGCTTATCTAATGAAGAGTATGAAGAGCTAGACAATATAAAAACCAAAGTTTTATTTTCCATAAATCCTTATACAAAAATTACTGCTGATTTAGTTAAAGAGGGTTTGTCAAAAATAAATACATCAAGTATTAATTCATCGATGTCTCTTTATAAGAAATGGCAATATGACCTTAAAGCTAAAATCAATAGCGAAATGTCTATTGATGACCAAAAACAGGCCAAAGCAATATTTTATAGTTTGGTGTATAGAGAACTTGGCGCAACTCCGGAGAAATAATAATGATTATATATGATCAAGAAAAGCAAGATGGCATTTCTATCGATATGCTAACTAAAGGTTCTATAACTTACGCTAGTTGTATTGAGCCTGTTAATACAGAGATTTTTCCTTCTAAGTCAATAAAAAGTATAGCATCATATTCTGATAAAGACTTATATTATGTTCAATCTATTTTGGTGAGTAGCAACTGGAATAAAAACGACGACATATTTGATAAAGCAGAAGTATGGGCCGCTAAAAATACTCCAGAAGATAAACCAACAAATTTAGAACATGATGAAAATACCATTATAGGCCATATTGTTTCAAATTGGCCCGTGACTGTAGATGGAGAAATATTATCAGAAGATACTAAACTACAAGACCTTCCAGATAAATT